CACCTCCTTATATCAATCCCTCTCATTCCAGCAGTAAGCGCCGCTATACAGCTAACGTCGCCCACGGATTCCATGCTCAGGATATCCATAATCGCATACCGCTTTTCTTTCTGAAGCTCCGTCAACTCCGCATACTCCTTATCATCCAGAGCCTTCCGGAATATCTCGGATACTTCCAGAACCATCCCCAGATAAATGCTACTTTTAATTCCATTCGCTGATTTCGTGATCGCTTCCCTTAGTTCTTCTCTTTTTTTCATAAAACCTCTTCCTTTCCCCGGAAGTTTCATGCTATTATGTACTTGGCTATTTGCATGGTTCCGGCTGTGCTGCCCTGTCGGTACTGGTAATACCGATGGGGCGTTTTAGTTACGCAGAAAGTCTTTAACATATTCTTCCGCAAGCTCCCTGTCCATATAAACGCACCGTTTATTTACTGATATCAGATCAACTGAGGTACAGAGCTTTTTTAGTTCCGGCAGCTCATAATTTCCTTGGACTTCAAATATAGTACATATCCGGCTCCCTTTTGGCAGATTAGCCTTTGCGGCTTCTATTATCGTATCGTCTGTAACTTCCACTAATCCCCCTACTACCTGCAACGGAATATACATACACTTGCCGTTAAGCTTATAATCAATAAGCAGATTACGGACTTCCAATTCTATGCCGATTGCTTTATATAATTCCTTTAAAAACATTTTCTTTTTTCTCCTTTCTTACTCGCCGTTCTCGTTGGCTTTCCTTACATACTGTGGACAAACCAACCAGTACAGGGCAAACCCTTGATTTTACTGGCTTCTGGTTCTTTCGGGTATCCCCCAGTACCAAATCTTTTACTTGGTTCTCGTTGATTACCCCCAAGTACCAAACCCCTTGTAAATACTAGGTTTTCTCTTTACTCGTTGGGTTTTTCACTGGCTGTAAGGGAATCCTCCACTTCCACTAAACGCATAAAATATCTTTTCTTTTCCTGCTTCCCGTTTCCAAGCGACCAGCTTTTTATTCTCCCTTCTCTTCTAAGCTCTGCCTTGGCATCTTTCAAAGCATTCTTAGATATGCTCTCAACCCTTGCCATCTCGTCAAGCTCCGTAACCTCTTTTTCCCCATCCTTCAGGAAGTCAAGTATAAACTCTTTTGCCGCTTCCTTTGCTGGAGCCTGCCGGGTATTATAATTTGCATCGGTTATAAAATCCCGGTCTTTCTTATCAGACATCCCCCTGTATTTAATCACTTCATCCTCAATACTGAATAAAACAGTTGGCTTTAGCAGGCCGTAATTTGACTTTTCCTGTGAGATATACTTGATTCCAGCTTCTCCTGTTTCGCCTATCATCTCCACGCACCTTGACAAGTCCCACATATCCGAGCTGTCAGCCATGCGCTTACGCCCCCATACGCCGCCCATTTTGTTGGTATGTACGATAATCAGGAAAGTACACCCGTATTTCTCGCCATACCCTATAAGCGGAGACAGACAAGCCCTCATTGCGTTCCTTTCCCCCATCCTGATATTAGGCGGCACAAATGCCTGCACAGGGTCAAATACAACTAATGCCGGACGGTGCTTGGCAATTAACTGTTCTAGGAATGGACTGTCGAATTTGATGTCCTGGAAACGTTCGTCAGCAACGTCTATTGTTAGGATGTTATCCAGATTCGCGCCATTCTTCCGCAATTTACGCCTGATGGTATACTTATAGGAATCCTCAGCTGAAAAGAATAAAACTTTCTGTGGCTCGTTCTCCATCAGGTTTATGCCGCTCGGGTCTCCTAATAAAAAGCATCTCTTTCCGCTGCTTATTGCAGCCACTACTGCACACCATGTCGATGTTTTTCCTGCACCCCCATCCCCTACAAATGCGGATACTTGATATTTGGGGATATGTCCCGGCACAAGCCACTCTGGTTCTTCCTCTTTTGCGCTCCCCATGCTCAGCATGTCAAGATTATGACTCTCTATCTGGCGAAACTTTCCTTTATCGCATACTGTCGAGTCGACACTTTTTTGACTGGCAACCGCGATAGCCGCAGCCTGTCCCGGCTTTTTCCATTCACTGAATGCTGTATCAAACCGCTTCCACAATCCATCTTTTACAAGAGTATTCCTGATCGTATTAAAATGCTCTAGATATGTAGGCTCAATTTCTTTAAAGAAATCATCTAACCAGTTATCCGCATCGCGGATTCTCTGTATCGCTTCTTTCGCTGTCACTATTCAACCGCCTTTCCAATATGCTTGTACAGCTTCCGGCGGTAGACAATGAAAGTGTCGCACTTGTTGCCTGTCTTGGATTTCGGAATACATTCCCCAAATGTCCAGATACCCAGCCGGATGCGTTCCCTTACCGCCTGAGGGTCACAGCCTAAAATCTTGGCCGTTTCTCTGGCTGATAGAATTTCCTGTGTGTTCTTCATATAGCTTCACCTCATCTTTCTATGTGCGACGCCGCACATCCCTTCATGCTCTCCCTAGCAATCATTCTGTAATGTCTTCTGGTTTCACATTCAGAGCCTTGGCAATCTTGCCTAACAGCTCCGGGCGACAGTTCCGGCCGTTCATTACAGCAGAAATTGTCTGCCGTGATATTCCTGCCTTAAGTGCAAGCGTCTGTTGGCTGATCTCCAGTTCTGCCATAAGTAGCTGAATCTTCTTTCTGTTTAATCTCATTTTCTCACCTCGCTTTTATATTTAGAACTTTTTTGTTCTGTTTTTATTATATAGAACATTTTTGTTCTAGTCAATATTTTCTTAGAACAATTTTGTACTTTTCTTTACTTTGTTAATATGGTATACTATTTAACGTAGAGTATGGAGGGAATTATGAATACTGTAGGAACCAATATCAAGCGTATAAGAAAAGAAAAAGGATTAACACAAAAGCAACTAGCTAATTTGTGTAATCCCCCAATGGCTGATTCTGCTATAAGAAGATATGAAAATAATAAAGCTAACCCAAAATTGGAAACCATTACAAAAATAGCGGAAGCTCTCGGAGTCTCTCTGTCTGATATAAAAGACGATTTAAATACTACCAGTCTGTCCTCACATAAAAAGGGCGTTAAAATTAACGTACTGGGGCGCGTGGCTGCTGGAATACCTATTGAAGCGGTAACGGATATCATTGATACAGAAGAGATAACGGAAGAAATGGCTAAAACCGGAACTTATTTTGGTCTGAAAATCAAAGGGGATTCCATGACGCCCACCATTTGCGATGGCGATATCGTTATTGTACGTCAGCAGAATGACGCGGAAACAGGAGACATTGTTATTGCGGTAATAAATGGAGACGATGCAACATGCAAACGCTTAAAAAAATACTTAGAAGGTATCGCCCTTATTTCCATCAATTCAGCATATGAACCTATGTACTTTACGAATGAAGAAATAGAAAATACACCTGTTTGCATCATTGGAAGAGTGGTAGAACTACGCCGCTCATTTTAAATTTGCGCCGACTAAACCATAATACTGCGTACCTGTTTCAAGTATGCGGCCATTTGCGCCGGCTCAATCTGGGGTGTCCACCATATTAGGGATACCTCACCCCGATCTGGGGCATCCCTAGCCAATTTTCGCCGGCGCAATTCCGGCTCCGCGCGCAAAGGCTGAATTACTTCCGAAGAAAATAGGATAAATTCACAATATAATATGCTTACCCGGGCAGCCGGGGGACGTGCTCTCACCTAATCCGAGTTCTGCGGAGGGGGTGATTATTATGAGTACATATGAGGAATTTATGGTCATACTGACCGTTGCGTTACTAATCGTAGCAATTCTGAATTACACACATAAGAAATAGCCGTCCCGCTCACTGGCAATGACTGGACGACTATTTCTATAGTTCATTTAATTATTCGCCGGGTCGGGTGACTGGCACTCACCTTCCGGCTGTCCTGTTAAGTATATTATAGCAAATATACCGGATATGTCAAACTCTTTTCATGCTCTCCCTAGCTGATGAAAGGAGACCAGACATTGGCCAAGCGAAAGAAATACCCGAAGCTCCCGAACGGCTATGGATCCATTAAGTACCTTGGCAAAGGCAGGCGCAACCCTTACGCCGTCCATCCGCCTACAACGGAGTTCACCCTTGACGGAGTCCCCAAGACTCCAAAAGCCTTATGCTATGTGGACGACTGGATGAAAGGCTTTGCCGTCCTGACCGCCTACCATGCCGGGAACTACACGCCGGAGCTGTTACAGGAGCTTGCAGAACTGCCCTCTGACAGCGATACAGGCATCATAGACCACATACTGGCAGATTATTCAGCCATGAAAGGAAAAGAGCCGGGAACGCCGGAAAAGACGTTCAGGGAAGTATATGAGGACTTCTACAGGTATAAATTTGAGCGCGACAAGTCAAAAGTATATTCTAAGTCCTCGCAGTACTCCATCCGTGCAGCATTCAAAAATTGCGCCGCGCTGCATGACAAACCGTTCCGCTCCCTCCGCCATGACGATCTGCAGAACGTGGTTGACTGCTGCCCTCTGGGCTATGGCAGCTTGGAGCTGATCGTGATGCTCTTTAACCAGATGTATTCCTATGCCGATATTTATGAATTATGCGACAAGGATTACTCCAAGCATGTAAAGGTTAATATGCATGATAATACCAAGCACGGCAAGGCTTTCACAGATCAGGAACTGCGGGTACTATGGCGGCACACAGACAATGAAGTTATCGAGTTCCTGCTGATTATGTGCTACTCTGGGTTCCGGATAAGCGCATACAAGACTTTAGAAATACACATGAAAGAACGGTACTTCCTCGGCGGCGTTAAAACGGCGGCAGGCAAAAACCGGATTGTCCCAATCCACCCGGCAATCCTACCGCTTGTCCGGAAGAGGCTGAAACGCTCCGGCCAGCTTCTCACAGAATCGCCGGGCACATTCCGGCAGAAAATGTATACCGAGCTGGACAAGCTTCACCTGAACCGCCATACTCCCCACGACTGCAGGCACACCTTTTCCGCCCTGTGCGAGAAATATAAGGTTCATGAAAACGACCGCAAGAGAATGCTCGGACATTCTTTCGGCGGCGATATCACCAATCAGGTATACGGCCATAGGGAGATAGAGGAACTCCGGCATGAAATAGAGAAGATAAAAGTTTGTTACTAACGTGTTACTAACCGGAACATTTTATTGCATTATGGAGACCACAAAACCAAACAATGCAAAACCGCTGTTTTCCCCAGTATTCACAAGGGATTCAGCGGTTTTTTCATGCTATTGCCCTATTGCGCAAATGTCCTATAATCTTATGAAACATTAAAGATTTAAAAACGTATTTATAGGCTTTTCCGGCCTCTTTTGTTACTAACGTGTTACTAACCGGATTTAATTACATCCCTCTCACCGAATCCCATACGCCCCGATCGCGTCCCTCTCGGTTGAGCTTGTCCATGTGCGGTTGAAGCTCTCCACGCCCACATGACGGACAGGAGCCGCCTGCAGGTATTCCTCATAGTAACGCCTGAGTTTCCCTCCGCGCCTTTCTGTCCTGAGCATCCGGAACGCTTGCCGCTCCAGCTCCCTTATCCGGCTCCTGCTTACCCCCATCCGTTCCCCGGCCTGTTCCAGCGTCTTCCCATCACGGAACCGCATCCGCACCACAGCAGGAATGCGATCTGGCAGCGCATCCACCGCAAGCCACACTTCGCGCCTCATGGCAGCAGTATCAAGAGCCCTGATCACATCCCCTTCCATATCCTCCCCGGAAGGTACCATGTCGGCAAGGGTTAACTCTTCATCCTCTCCGGCTGTCGGCCTGCTCAGGCTGTCTATCTGCCCCATTCCGGCATCTTTCTGGATAGTGTGGAGCTTTTCCCGGCTGACTCCTAAAAGGGCGCACAGGGCACGTTCTGGCGGTTCCGTGCCGTAATACTGCTTGTATTCCCTCGCCGCCTTGTTGTATTTCTGGATCCATTCTCTTGCATGTACCGGAATCCTGACCACGCTGCAGCAGTTGTCTATGTACCGCTTCATGGCCTGACGAATCCAGAACGCCGCGTAACTGATGAACGGTACGCCCTGATCTGGGTTATACTGGCGCACAGCCTCACACAGGCCGAGGTAACCTTCCTGCTTCAGATCGTCCAGCTCTGCATAACCTTGATACTTCATGGCCAGCTTTGCAATAATTCCTTCATTCTGCCGCCAGAGCTGAAGCATATTATTAGCCGTATCCTCTCCGGCCTGTATCCTTGCTGCTAACTGCTCATTCGTCATATCCATCACCTGCACACGGTATTTCTTGCCTCTGTGAATCCTCTCGCCTCTTCCATGCGGTAGGTTAGATGTGGAGCGGTATTCTCCGCCCTACTCCGTTTCCTGTCCCTGTCTGCCCTCCTGACGGCTTCACAGGCGGTATAGTCCGTATATCCTTCGTGGTTCCTGTCCATGCCTTACACCCCCAGTATATGAAATACCCCGGACAATCAGGAAGAAAGCCCGGGATACTCCGTCAAATTATTGTATTACGCTCCTGTTGCTGGCTTGTCCGCCTGATAATAAATAGCCTTCTTCTTATTGTTCAGAATAAAGGCATCGTACACAATACGCCCCTCAACCAAATCGCCATTGATAAAAGGCGGATTTTTATGTACAAGGTACTCTTCGAGCTTAGTCGGAGCAACTGTTGCGCATGGATGAGCGATCATGAAACCGAAATTCTTCGGCAGCCTATTAGCTGGCACCTTCATGACGTAAAGTCCATCCAGCATTGCAACAACACCCTGTTTTCTCAATTCTGCACCAATATCACTGTTCATAGTGATTGTACTGTTCTGCTTCATCAGCAAAAGCGTATCCGGAGTTACCACAAGCACTCGCCCTGAATCCGGCACTTCCGCATTGTCAAGGGCTGCGCTTCCAGTGATAATCTGAGTATAGATATTATCCGTTGTCAGCTCTGTGGCTGCAGGCTTATTCCCGGCTCCCTTACACATCAGGTCAAGTGTATAAGTATCTACCTCCGGAATTACAACTTCTCTCTGCTGCCTTGCAAGTGCTGTAGCTCCAGCAAGCTGCATAACGGTTTCATCTGCATCCAGAGTATCAATCGCAAAAGTGAATGAACGGTCTTTTGTCAATGTCATTTCCTGTGTAGTCGCATCCAGCCCCTGGATCGGACCATAACGAGAAATGTTAGATCCTGTCCCGGCTCTATCGTAATCATTCATGCTTGCAGTAGTGACTGAATAAATCTTAACTGAATGTGCCCCTGTCCAGTCAAAATCATTGTTAGTCAGAAGTGACTTCTTGCTTTCCGCTGCAAACAATTCATCTGTTGCCGCAAGGTATTTCGTTGCTAAATCAATTGCCATGTATTATTACCTCTTTCCTTCTCAGATGTTGAAAGCCTTTCTTATAGCAGCTGTCTCCGCATCATATGAACTGATACCGCTTCCGCCTATCCCTTCGAGCGGCGTAGTCTGACGCGCGTATGGCTTCAGTTTCTCACCTAATGCCCCTTTGAAAATGGCGGTCACCTCTGCCATACTGCTATTAAAATTCTCTCCACTGCTATAATCTAATAAATCCGCGAGTCTGGTCGGTAAGCCTCTCTTATTCAGCTCCTCGATCGCGTCGGCTCTCAGCTCTCTTTTTAATATGTTCCGCTCCCTCTCTTCGAGTTCGCTCAACTGTTTCTCTTCCTGAAAGACCTTTGAAAGCCTCTCACGTTCTTTTGCAAGACGTTTCTGCACGATATCATTAACTTCATCCTGGGTGAATGTCCTTTCCCCTTCGTGCTGATCGGCGCCGTTCTGGCTGACCTCCTGTCCGTCCTGCTGGTTGCCTGCATTCCTTTCATTGGCTGCAGTTGCCTGATCCTGTAGCATATCGCTCATAAAATCCATAAATACCTCCTGTTTTACGTCCATCGACTTATTCCGCCGGTTATAGTGCCGCTTCACTCTGCCGGGCAAATAGAAAAGGCGCAGGAACAACTGCAGATATTTCTATCTGCCAATCGTTCTCGCGCCCTGAGGCTTACACTGGCTTATGGAGTAATGCCAGTGCGGTACTAGTTAATATTCTATATGCTCTAAAACTACTATACCAAAATATCCGAATATTGGCAACTTCATTTTTTTCGTAACACTCAAGAAAAAAACAGAGTACTACATTGGTAGCGTTCGGTTTGGTAGCGTTACCTTTCATCATTATCCTGATTAGTAACGTTACTATTCCAATTAATATATGCCCTCTTATGCTCCCCATTCTGCTTCTTAGGAAGCCTGCACCGTTCAATTCCCGGTGCAAGCTTCTGCCGGAGCTTAGCAAGCTCTGTATCTTCCGTATAGGAAACATTAAGTCTGACGCTCATTTAATGCCTCCAGTCCAAAGTAATTGTACAGAAATACCTCTGCTCCCTTTAATTCGCCAACGTTCAGCCTATCCAATAGCCTGTCTATATTTTCCCGGAGCCGATCCGCTTCGCCTGTTACGGCTTCGTTTGTTCTGGAAGTCTGCATAGCCATCTATCCGCACCTCCTTATATCAATCCCTCTCATTCCAGCAGTAAGCGCCGCTATACAGCTAACGTCGCCCACGGATTCCATGCT